GATAAATATTAATTTAAAAGTTAGCTCCATTATTTAGTCCCCTTATGAAATAATTTATCGATGTCTTCTTTCTTCCAGAACCTGCGTCTTCCAAAATAAATGGCGCGAGGAAACATTCCTGCTTCAACTCCATTAATCCAGGTGACGCGTGAGACGGGAATGATGTCTAGAACTTCTTTTTCAGTTAATAATTTATCTCTGCTTGTCATCTTTTTCCTCCCATTCTTTTATTTGCTTTGTTACGCCGTCCATTGCATTTCCAAAATAGCCAGCCTCGTAACATTCCCCCTTAACAACAAAAGCAACTCGGGAGGAGTTATCTTCTCCCCGTTGTTCCATGATTAACTCTCGCAAACGATTGGCGTCGGACGCCTCATACATATTGAGATACGGACCCTCCCACAGCAATGCGAAGTATTTATTTTTCATCTTCTTCCTCCATATGCTTTTCGATTAGGGCGATGAATAAATCTGCTTCTTTGCGCGATATATATTTTTGACTCTCAGATAATTCATAGTAATCTAGCCCCGATATTTTTGTCACTTCTTCTATTATTCGAGCCAAAAAATATTTAGACCAATTCTTCCATTGGTTATGGAATTTTTCAGCTAACTCTTCACGTAATTTTTCTTTATTCATTGATTGCCTCCGAAATATTTATCAACAATCTTTTGACGCAATCCTAAATCGATTCCCTGCCTCTCTGCGTCACGCAATTGTTTGGTTAATGTGAATACTGTCGTGCGCTCTTTTTTGTTGAGCGTTAGAAGTATTGTGAGCGCTTTTTCAATGTTGTTTCCATTCATGGTATTTCTCCGTTAGTTTTATAGAATCTTAAATTTGTTAATATAGTTTGTAAGTTTGCTCAAAAAATTATGGGCGGAGATTCCCGTCTCTTCCTCGATTGCGCAGGCAATGAGGTGTAACCCCGTTCTTTTTATATTTGGCATCGGTAGCTCTGAACATTTTATTCTCTCCCTGTTTTTTAAGAATGATTCGGGGTGAGTTAGAGTGTGTCCCAGTTTCCGATTCAGCTTTATTTTTTTTACAAAATTATCATTATTCCACTTAAGAGGCATCCCAAAATCTTTAGCGGAAGCTCCGGTATCTTCTTCGATTACTGCCCCTAAAATAAGATGAGCGAAAATATACATTTCCTCCAGCGTCTTGCCGTCGGATTTCCAGCCTTCTACGATTTTATCCACTGTAGCCATGTTATTTCTCCGTTAAGAAGGCGTTGGAAAGCGAGTGTGCGTGAATGTAGTCTGTTCTCCTGATTTCTTTAGAGATTTACTGGAGACCTTCGCAACATTTCTCTCGAATGCAACCCAGCAAGATTTATCAGGATAAATTGCGTTAATAACGCCGTCTCCAAATTTTGCGTGGGTAACTCGCTCGAACATTTTAAACTTCGTTTTAGTTGGCTCGGTTATTGGATCTTTTTTAAATAGTTTAAACATTAGTTTATCTCCTCGTTAGCTAGGTACCAGTCGTAGTCTGAATTATTCATCGCAACCACCATAGAAATCTTCTTCTGCGTAAACGCGAGTTTTCTTCTGTTAGCTCGACTATCTGATTAGATAGTTGAGCTAAGACTTGCGTTAGACGCAGTATTTCCATGTTAAGTTCGAACCCGGAAGGTTCCTGGTAAGGTTCCTGGTAAGATTCGAGCTCACGACTAAATGCACGCATCATTTCGACGCCATCGAACTCGGGATTATTCATCGCAGCCATCCCTTAACCTTTTAATTAGATCTTTGAGGTGTTGGTGGTCTTCTTTCAAGCCTATGACGTTCCATCTTTTATGGTCTTCATTGGCTTCCATTTTTAATTCGATGATTTCTTGAATGCTCATTTGTGGTTTCTCCCAGTTAAAAAAGCCTGATTCATTGATTGGATTGCGTGAGCAGAAATCGGCTGCCTTCGACCCGGTGTATAAGGGGTTGCTAATCCAGGAGCAGTCTTCGTCATCTTCATCGTCTGCTACCTGTTCCATCCATGGGATATTAAACCAGGAATCTTTAGGGAAGTTGAGAGCTCGAACATAATCTTTCGCCGCTGCTCTAGCGTACATTTTCTCGGTAACTTGGCGTTCAAATTGGAGTTCACAGACGGTGACATCGTCTTGAATTACGTGTACGTGGAATTTAAATGTTTTCATCGGTGATCCTCTGTGTTTGACTTCAGATAATTCTTAATAACTTCCATTAGTCCGTCGGCTATAGGCTGTCCTAGCACAGTGCAGACGGCCGAAACAAACGTGGAACCTGTGCAGGTGATAGCGTAATTGGGGGGTAACTTTGCGTCATTTAGCATTTCCACCATACGTTCCCCGATGATTTCGCATGCGGCCTGATGGTTGGTGTCGTTATTTTCCATTTGATTGCTCCGTTTGGTGAATGATGCGTGTTTCAATGAGATGTATCTCTCTGCGTAATACGCGTGCTTCAGCTGAGTGTTCGACGTGAGTGATTATATACTCAAGACAGGTTTTGACGATAATGTCAGTATTGAAGACGCGAACGATTTTAATTGTGGCGTCAATTAGTAGGGTTATCATTGTATTTAGTCCGTTGTAAGATATTTTCAAGCTTAATGATGTGAAGTTGTAGTTCGTCGAGAGCGTTGGATTCAATAAGGTAGCCGGCCATATCAGGGTAGTGGCTCTCGATCCAGCGAACTAGGGATTCTTCTTCAAGCTGGTTAAGTTTCATGTTGATTGCTCCGTTTAAGTTAAATTTCATATTCGTTGAGACTTCCACATTCTTTACAATGGGTATAGCCAAAGTCAGTCTCCTCTTTAAACTTATTGTGGGGAGTTTTGAGTTGGCAAGTGTGGCAATAATTTAAGAGGAAATTGTTAGGAGAGTTTTTGATTTCTTTCAGATTGTACGATTGTATCGTACAGACAAAATGGCCCATTAATTTGGCTACTTGCTCAGAAGCTTTAGTTATATTTTCAGCTGTCAATGCACCTTGAAGCCTGAAGTAGGTTTGGCGGTCTTGGCTGATGGTTAATTTTAGTAGATAGTTTTTCATGTTTATATCTCCGTTTGAATTAAATGTTGCACTACGAGATTCATTATACAGTGAAATACAGTGAAGTCAAGTGAAGTATAGATAAAGTTTTGTAAGGATCGGCTGAAAGTTAAGTTTGATTTAACTAGGAAATATGTTAAAGTTCAAATAACTTATGGTTTTGCTGGGTCTCGGACTGAGATGGGTCGAGTTAAATGAGGAGTGGTAATCCGGGTCTTGTCCCGGTCCCACTCCACTCAGCAATTTAGTTTTGCGAAGTTTTGGGAGTTGTGTCTCCTAATTTCAATGAGTTGTAAGTCCCGTCCAATTAGGGGGCGTACTGCTTCGCGAATTAACTAGAGTAGCAGGGTGGAGCAGTCTGGCAGCTTAACGGGCTCATAATCCGAAGGTCGTAGGTTCAAATCCTACCCCTGCTACCAAATTAACTTATGCGCAATATATCCTAGTGGCTAGGCAGTTAGACAGGTCTGGTTCGATTCCAGGCTATTGCGCTTCAAACGGGTGAGAAAGAATGGCATCAGCAGGTCAAAATTCAAAGTATAAGCCAGAGTATGATGAGCTTATTGTGAAATTGGCTGAGAAGCATAACTTATATCGGATAGCGATTATGTTTGGAGTTTGCATGGATACGCTGACTGAATGGAGGCACGTCCACCCTAGTTTCTCCTCAGCGTACAGGCGCGCGAAGTCAGTTAGACTGGCCAGAACCTTTGAAACAGCTGAAGAAAATATCGATAATAGGAACTACAGCGCCAACACAATGGGCATGCTGTGCAAGTATGAGCATCGGTTATCTGAGCAGCGAGAAATCAGAATTAGAGACTTGGCGAGTGGAACACTAAGCGACCAAGTACGCAAAATATTTGAAGAGATTCAGAAAGGAGCCCTAACGGCCGATGAAGCGAATAAGTTAATAAATGCGCTCGGCACAGTCGCCAAAATTGATGAGGTTACCGAATTGCGTAAACAGGTTGAAGACTTAGAGGATAAAGAATGACGATTGATAAGTGCATAGACTTTCTTCTCGACGAATTGGGATCTGAACCGCTGAGCAGAACCTACCTCCAAGAGTGCAGCCTTGTATTTGCTATTAGAGTGTATGAAAGGGATATTGAAAGATTATATGGCTACAGCCGTCCTGAGGGACCTACCGAGAGGCTAGAGAACTTCGTCAATCAGATTCATGCGAGAGTAAGAAAACTAGAGGATAAAGAATAATGGCAAGCACACCGTTAGATATTAAACGAGATAAGAATTCAATTGCAACTTTCATCACAGTTCTTTCTGATGAGCGAGCAGCAATCCTTTTAGCAGCAGATACAAACGCAACAATCCCTGTGCCAGCAGATGCCAATTATGCCATCATGTCTTATGACACAGGAAAGGATGTGTTCGTCAGCAACGCTGTCATCACTCTTCCCTTGAATGACACACCAGTTACGAACGCAGGAGTCTTATTGAAACCCTCGATTGATGTATCTGATGTTTTATTCACGACTTTGAACTTTCGATCGAATGAAGTTGCGTATGTCAGTGTAGAGTTTTATAGATAATGGGATTACCTAATCCAATTACATTTAGTCCGCTTACGTTTCCACAAACTGCGTGGCTGCGTGGACAAGAAAACAAAGATGGATTTCCTACGCCGCCTCCAATTGCAACTGCATGGCTCATAGACGCGGATAATGCTTGGTTAATAGATAGCGACAACGCATGGTTAGTTAACGATTAAAGAGGTGATTTGAAATGGCCGTACCAGGAACAGTACCACAAGACTTCGACGTAGAAACTGCTTTAGCCGCTACCGATAGACTTCCCTACACTAAAGATATTGGCGGGGGCAACTTTGCTCCACGTCGCATAAGTCCAGCTGATTTTTTATCCACAGCAGGAACTTTAGACGCATCTGAAATAAACAATGATTCTGGCGTCATAGGCGCGACAGCTGATGTTGCATTAGACAACGCCTCAGTTGGCGGCCTAGGAGCGATTGAGGGGTACGTTGTTTCTTTTAGTTCAACGACAGCAGTCGCTATTTCACTCGGAGATATTGAAGCGAATGGTGCTTACTACACGCTAGCTGCCGACACCACCTTCACCTTAGCTGGTCTGGTTAATGGTTTTGACATCCAATACATTTATATCGACGATTCAGCAAGCACCGCGCCTACAGCTGTTTTTATTAATAGCCTAACTGAGCCAGCTTTTGATGCAGCTAAACGCGGCTGGTATAACGGTGATGACAGAATGATTGGCTACGTTAATATCGGCACTGGCATTGCTACCATCGTTCCTTTTGAGACAGTAGCAGTAGGTAATAAGCTCGTAAGGGTTTCATGGGGCCAAGAAGGCGATCCCCAATTTAACATAGCAACCGCTCAAAATCCCGATGGAGCGTTTCAAACTCCAAACGTAAGAGAGACTAGCACCAATACGTGTGTTAATGCGATCGAGGTTAGGCTTAAAATGTTTAACACCGACACTGGCTCTTCTGGCGCATTAGCTGCGTCTGGCGCAGAATACGCTGTTCTGCAGCCGGCAATTTTTGACGGCTTAGTTCAGACTGAATGGGATGGCCGCGGAGATGTAGTCGAATGGATTCCATTAGGCGCTTCAAGAAATGTAAGAATAGGCGCGCCAACCAATGATGATAATAATTTTCGTTCTTACAATATGGGCGTCTCATACCAGCGATAGAGGATAAAAAAATGGCTCAATATGTCTTACAGATTTTAGATGAAAATCAGCAATTAATAAAATGTTTTGAAGTAAGCGCTGAATCGCCTATTCCAAATCCTGTTCCTGAAGGACGAACGCAAGGCATCATTACCGACGCAGTAGAATTTAACGCCGCAGTTGCAGCCTACGAAAAATATGGATTGGCTGCTAAATACAGCTGGGATGGAACCACTATTACCTGGACGGTTGAATGAGAGGTAATTAAGGATGGCGAGTGTTGAGCACCAAAGATATTACGACGCGACTAGATCGTTTAATTGAAATTGGGGAATCTATGAATAACTCTAAAATGGATTCATTGGAAAAGGAGATGAGATCCATTCACGATTGGAGAATCAAACGTGAGAGCAGTGTTCAATCGACGTCTGACACGATGACTTGGTTTTGGAGGTTTGCGCCTTGGATAGTTGGGATGATATTTATGGCCGCTGAATTTAAGTACCTCAAGGGATGAGTCTGCGGATGCGAGTTAGGAAGCTTGTCGAGAATCGGCGAATGGCTTCTAAGAAGAATTATTTTATTATTGCAACTTCTTTGGAAAGCGAGGAAGAGCAGGTAGCTAACATTAAAGAATCGGATCCGGCTAATCAAGCCACGGCAATATTTACGGTATTTAAACTTTATGGTTAAAGAGGCCTGGATAATTTTTCGTAATGGGGAGCACAAGCTTCAGAGGATATTAAAAGATGGATTTGGGCATATCACCATTTTATATCGCGATAAGTTTAATTGGATGCTCCTATCTCCTAATTCTGGGATATTGGAGACCATAATTTTACCCTACGGAAGGGACGAAAACGCGCCCCAGTGGCTAGCAAATTCACCCAAATTCACTGTTTTAGGGGTGAGTTACAACGATAAAAGTGATGTTCGATGGTTTCCAAGGTTTTTGATAGGGTTTACTTGCGTGAGCTTTACCAAATACTTTTTGGGATACAAGGGTTATAGCATTACACCATATGGTCTTTACAAGAGTTTAAAGAAGTTGACTAGAAATATAATTAAAGTTGAGGAGTTAAAATGTCATCACCAGATTCACAGCCAGAATTTAACCAATTCGGGATCGGATTAGGCGCTGAGCCGGGGTTCGAGTCATTGCAGAATTTAGCACAAAACGGGCAGCCGCAGCCTGGGATCAAAAAAAAGCCACAAGGTCAAAATGGAGCGTCTCAATTTTTACTCGGCGCCCAAAGTGATATTAGAGGAATATTTTAATGTCTTCTCAGCCAAGCGGGCCAAGTGCCGAACAACAACAATTACTGGCGCAGCAGCAGCAAGACTTAGCTGAGGCTAAGGCGCGTCAGGCAGCCGCCGATAAAGCAGCTCAACAAAAGAAACTTCAATTGCTTAAGCCTTCAACCCAAGCTGGAACAGGCGGCTTATTTAGCTAGGGGAAACTTATGGCAGAATTTAAAAATAAGACCGATTCTAATGATGAGCTTTTCAAGCGCTTTAAAGATGCTCAGAATAGAATGCTGCTTCAGAGAAATCGTTTGGAAGATGCGTACGATCTCACGTTGCCTAACCGAGCTAACTTTCGTCAGAACGTTCCTGGCGAGCAACGAAATGTTGAGATTTTTGATACCACAGCTGCTGAGGGGTTAAAGCAATACGCTAATGACGTTCAGTCTATTCTGATGCCTCCCTTCCAGCGCTGGGCCAAATTGGTTCCGGGAACTGAAGTTCCAGAAGCTCAAGAGGATGCAGTGCGTGAAGAGTTGGAAAAAGTTACCGAAATCCTTTTTCACTACTTGGATCAATCTAATTTCTATCAGGTGTCAGCTGAGGCGCTCGAAGATATGGGAATTAGCACCGGGATTATGGTCCTCGAAGAAGGACCAATTGATAACCCATTCATTTTTAGATCGGTCGCTATTAGTGAGTCGGCGTTTAGTGAGGGCCGTGGAGGAAAGATTCAAAATTTCTGGCGCTTATTTAAAACCACTTTACGTCAAGCTATGCTTATGTGGCCAGACTTAAATCTCACCTCTAATCTTCGAGCTAGATTACAAAGCGACCCAGATGGGAAGGTAGAGTTAATCGAGGGTTCCGTGCTGGTGCCAGGAAAAACTCAAGCTGATGACGAGTTTCAATATTACATTCAGGCGATGGATGAGGATAACCCTTTATTGTTGAATGAAAAGAGAGACAGGAATGCTTGGATCGGATTTCGAGCAGGGAAGACTACCGGCGAAATAATTGGTTACGGACCAATTCTTCGTGTGCTGCCGTCCATCCGCGCTCTAAATGGCATGGCTGAATATGATTTGCGTTCCTTTAAGTTTGCGGCCATCGGAGCCTACATGGTCGATAATTCCGGAGTGCTCAACCCGTTCAACGTAACGATTGAGCCTGGTGCGCTAATCCCAATCGAGCCTTCTCTTAGTGGCAAAGATCCAATTAGGCCAATTCAAACAGGTGGAGCACCTGAGCTTACACTTGAAAAGATTCAAGCTATGCAAGGTGTAATTAGGCAGGCTTTGGTTTCACAGCCATTGCCTCCACAAGTTAAGGCTGGCGTGAGCGCAACTGAGGTTTCGATTCGTCAGCAATTCTGGGTGCGCCAAAACAGCGCTTCCTTCGGAAGGATCTCAGTTGAACTAATTGAACCTACGTTAGCCAATTCGATAGCTATTCTTATTAAGAAGGGGCTGATTCCGCCACTCGTAATTGATAAGACTCGGGTAGCGATTAAATATGAATCTCCTTTGATTGCCATTCAAGACCAGGAGGATGTAGCTAAGGTCCAGCAAAATATTGAATTGGTTCAATCGACTTATGGTGAGCAAGGAGTGGCAGTAGCGTTTGACCAGGGAGAACTTAATTCTTATATCAGCCAAAAATTAGGGGTTCCGGCTAAACTCGTTAATTCAGCTGCGAAAATTAAGCAAATTCTTACTGGTATTCAGCAGCAACAGCAACAAGCCGCAGCGGCTCAGGCGCAGGCAGCGTTACCAGCTGGCCAAGTTGGGCAACCTCAATTACCATTAGCAACCCAAGCACAACAAGCACCAGGACCCTAATTTATGAATCCAGAAGAACAGATACAACATGAAGAGATCCAGAAACATTTCGACAGAGTCTGTAGCGCCGTTTTAAATAATACCGAAGGAAAAGAGCTCCTGAAGCTTTTATCACAAAATTTCCTTGGCAAGCCGGTAGCGGATCCAAACTTAAGCGTTAATCACGCTTATTTCAGAGAAGGTCAAAATGATTTAGTTCGTTTACTGCGTACCGCAATCAAGCGTCACGCCAATTCATAGGAGGTAATTCACGATGAGTGAATCTCAATCTGAGCCAGTAGGGTTAGTCCCAGCTGCAACAGCCGAACCATCATCTAATATCGCACAAACTATTGTAGCTGCGGCTGCGCCTGCTCCAGTGGTTGAGCCGCCTGCTGCTGAGGGAGAAGCGTCGTCGCCATCTCTTTTCGATCAAGCTGAAGAAGCGGCTATTGAACGGCCCGAATGGCTGCCGGGAAAATTTAAGACTGGCGAAGACTTAAGTAAAAGTTATCAAGAGCTAGAAAAGAAATTAGGAGCACATGCAGGAGCGCCTGAAAATTATGAAATGGAGGTGGCCGAAGGGCTTGAAGACTATGCGGTTGATAGTGAGAACTCACTCGCTAAGGGCTTCTTTGATGTCATGAAAGAAAATGGTGTCAATCAGAAAACAGCTAACGCCTTGATGAATCTTCACGCGTCTCAAACGAAGGCTGATGAGGAGATGATGGCCCTGGCTGAGAATCAAACCTTTATTCAGGATTGTAAAGACATGGGTCCTGACAGAGTGCAAGAAATTAAGGAGTCAATCCAGTGGGCCAAAGGCGTCATGGGCGAAGATACTTTCGAGTTGCTTAGAGCGATTGGTGATAAGAATCTCATGGTAGGCAAGATGATAGACGATATGCACAAAGCCTTTGAGTCTAAAAACTTTGTTAATATGCCAGCCACAGCTTCTCCAATGGGAGGCGGCGAAGATTTGCATGACCAAATCAAGCTTCGATTAGCTGACGCAAGGCATGGTAGAGATAAATCGTTCACTACCAGAACACGCGAGATGACTAAAGCTTTTCTTGGACAAAAAAGTATGGTTTAATAGGCCATCGTTCGATAACCCCTCGTGGGCCGGATATTTTGAATTAATTATTCTAATATTGCGGCCCTTTTTTTGGACAACCGTAAAAGAAATAATAACCTAACTTTTTATTAATTTTTCTTTTATGGAGATCTAAAAATGACAGCTTCACTCAATCAGGTCGCGGTACAAGAGTTTCGCGATCAGTTTCAAATTTTATATCAAGCGCCTCGTCAAATCACTGGGACTACTTTAGAGGTTCATGGTGTTGTCGGCGATGCTTACAAATGGCCTCAAATGGGTCCTGCTACTATGTTACCTCGTGGCGCTCCTAGTTCGGCAATCCCTGCTAGTGATGTAACCCATCCTAGAATTACTACTACCTTTTTAGAGTTCGTGCTTAATACGCCTACTGATAAATTTCAACAAGCAGAAGTTAATGCTGATGAAATGTCAGCGCTGGCTGTTCAGCATATTAAAGCAATTGGCCGACGAGAGGATCAATTCGTCATCAATGCTGCTGACGTTTCAAGTGCTTCAACTATTGTTGATAGCGGTACTAACTTAACAGTTGATAAGCTTCGTGAAGCTTCAGCTCAATTAAATGCAGCTAACGTTGACATGGACGATAGAACAATCTTAATCCATGCTAACAACCTGCGTAGCTTGTTGAATGAAGAAGAAGTTACCAATAGTGATTTCAATACGATTAAAGCTTTGGTAGCTGGTCAGCTTAATACTTTCATGGGCTTTAAGTTCATCACCATTGGTGATCGTCCTAATGAAGGCGGCCTACCTAAAACTGGCAACATTCGTACCTGTTTTGTTTATAACAAAATGGCTATGGGCATGGTTTGGCAGCTTGATCCAACTGTTGAAGTTGACTGGAAACCAGAGCTTCGTTCTCACTTAACCATCTCAGCTTTGAGTGCTGGTGCAAGTGCGCTGCAAGACGCTGGTATCGTTAAAATCGACTGTGACGAAACCGTCATCTAACTAATTAACTTAGGAGGTTAATACCATGGCTTTTGATAACACTTTAATGGCTAGAGCGACCACCAGCTTCAGCGACGGCAAAACTGCTGTCTACTGGACATACGGCCCTTCCGCTGACAGCATTGCTACAATTACTGCTTCAGCTTATTTTGATGATTGGACGAACCAAATCAATAAAGATGATTATCTTTATTTGGTTGGATCGGACGGTCAAGACATTCGAGCTTTCACCAGCGTTCAGGGTGTTGTGCCTGTAACTGTTGCAGCATTTATTACCGCTGGCGATTTAGCTGATAACTCAGTAACAACCGCTAAGATTGCAGCTTTAGCTGTTACAGATGCTAAACTTGCCGCTAATGCAGTAACCACCGTCAAGATTGCAGCGGGCGCAGTTACTGAACCTAAGGTCTCTCCAAATTCATTGACTGGCTTAGTAGCAGCTAATGTTGGTGTAGCCGATGTAATTGGTGGTATTCCAGTTATTTTTAGAGTTGACACTATTGGAGGCGCAAGCGCCAATGTTGACGTTTTAATGACTCATAAAGTATTGGTTACCGATGTGTGGGTACATGTTAACGGTCTTGGAACTACTAGTGATACAGTTGCGGTCCAAAACATCACCGCAGCCATTACTAATGCAATGGATATAGATGTAGCAGATACAACGCTAGTTCGTGCCGGGACATTGGATGACTCAGAAAATGTAATTGCTGCTGCAACCAACTTACGGATTGCGCAAGTTGATGGTGGTGGTTCTGATTCTCCTCCTTTAACGGTATATGTTTTAGCTATTCGAGTTGTATAAGCAGAAGTAATTCGCCCCCTTCGGGGGGCTTTTTTTTGAAGGTGAGTTATGACAACGAAAACAGAGATCGTATCGGATGCCTTTACTAACCTAGGGAGACGTCCAGTCTCGGATATTGGTCCAAGCTCGGCAGAGCCGATTGTTATTACGGCCTCAAAAAGATACGATGTGCTGGTTCTTAATTATCTAGGTAAATCTCCTTGGAGATTTGCAATGCTAACAAGGGATCTTAATCTGCTTGTTGATAAGCCACCTGTTGAACAATTTAGTCAAGCATTTCAATTGCCATCAGACTATCTAAATATGAGAGAGCTAAGGCCTTTAGGCGCTCCATATCGAATTTATGAAGATAAAGTTTATATCAACAGCAATAAAGTCCAAATTGATTATACAGCCAAGGTAGATGAATCGAGATTTTCTGCCCAGTTCGTATTGTTTATGGGATATCGATTGGCAGCCGACATGGCAATGCCAGTTACCCAGAATATTAATATTCAAAAAGGATGGGCCGCACAGGCTAAGATTCAACTTTTAGAAGCGCTTTATCAAGATTCACAACAACAACCCAATGATGTGATGTTACTCGATCCAATTGTTGCAGCACATTTTGGTTCCGTACGAAGAGCAGGCTAATGGGATTAATTCAAGTACAAACAGATTTTACCCATGGTGAATTAGCGCCGCTAATGCGCGGTCGTTACGACACGGATATTTATTTAAAGGGTTGCGAGAGAATGACCAATACGTTGGTACTTCCTCAGGGGCCGGCAACAAGAAGGTTCGGCATCACCTTTGATAGAAACTTAAATGTTAATACAAATGAATATGAGCTCTTTAACTTTCTTTCGATTGAGGGAAATGATTTTCTTTTGATGTTGACAGACTTAGAGCTTCGTATTTTTAATGAAGACGGCACGGAGCACCCAAGCAGCCCTATCATATTTCCCTTTTCAGGAGATAAATTAATCCTATCCACTGTAAAATATGCGCAAACTCATGATGAGGCCATCTTTGTTCACCCTGATCTGCCTCCACAGGCTTTGAGATTCAATGCGACCACAAATGTTTTTAGTACTCAGGTTTTTAGCTTTAAAAACGAACCAACAGTTGATTTTCAGGATGTAGACTACTCGAATACTGACTTTGTGTTGAGCGTGATTCTTACAGGTGACAAAGGAACCATAACGGCGAGCAGTCCGACCTTTGGACCTGTAGTTGGATCAGAATACATTGGCGGTGTTTTTATATACCTTGGACCAACAGCTGCTTCCCCTTTGGGATTAGCCAGGATTACAGGAGTTAACAGCACCACAGAGGCAAATATTACAATTGTCACGGAGTTTAGCAAGGGCGCTCAGATTTTTAGTTCGTCTGTAGGAGCGCCTGGCGCCGATTCTATTTTAGAAAAAGTTGCCATCAGTACAGCAAGAGGATTTCCCAGGTCCGTTACGTTTTATGAGAATCGATTAGTTTTTGGAGGAACCAAGTCTCTGCCACAAACTTTATTTATGTCACAAATTGCAGACTACCGAGATTTTAGTCCCGGCACTGGCTCTCCAGATGATGCAATTGTTGCAACTATTTCATCGAATCAAAGCAGCAATATTAATCATGTAATCTCTGATAGAAGCTTTCAAGTCTTCAGTGAACGCGGAGAATTTGCGCCTCCTCAATTAGAAGATTCAGCATTAACTGCCACATCGATTTCTATTCGGCAGCAATCTTCAATTGGAAGCTCTAGGCAAGCTGATCCCGTTGTCTTAGATGGCGCTACCTTTTATATACAAAAAGGCGGAAAGTCAGTGATGGCATTTCTTTATGACGATAACACCGCTTCTTATACTTCCATAGCCTCCAGTACCCTTTCGAGCCATCTAATCTCAGATGTTTTAGATATGACGACGTTAAAAGGTCAAACGGACTCAGATGCTAATTTCCTTTTTTTAGTAAATGGTGGGGTAGTAAAAAGAGTTGATGAAACGCTTCCAGAAGGGACTTTAACTGCCTTTCAAACCCTCCGATCTCAGAATATACAAGCTTGGACTCCTCAAGTTACCCAGAGCGGAAAGTTTAAACGAGTCCAATCCGTGGGAGATACTTTATTTTTTATTATCGAACGGGACATTAATGGTGCAACCGTGCAGTATCTTGAGCACGCAGATTTTGACACACTGACAGATTCAAATATTTTACCTCCGAATATAGGTCCCATCACAACTATAGGGAACTTAACGCATTTGGAGGGGGAAACGGTCGAGATTATTGCAGATGGTTTTGTAGTGACCCCTCAAGTAGTGGTGGGCGGTGAAGTGACAGTTGAAACGGCGGCCTCAGTCTTTGAGATTGGGTTGAATGTTGAGACGGAACTAAAAACAATGCCGGTTAATGTGACGAGCGAAAATGGGCCGCTTCTTCCTGTTCCAAAAAGGCTGCCCCGAGATTTTATCGATATATTAGATACTCAAGGAATTGAAATTAATGGTGTCTTGCTTAGAAACCTTCTTTTCTCTGAAGATTTTATTGATGATCCGCTGCCCCTTAGGAGTGGTTTATTTGAAATCTCTAATTTAGATGGATGGGACAGACGCCAAAGTATCTCTATTACTCAAAGTCGCCCTTTTAAAATGACTATATTAGGCATCGGTTACGAGGTAGATATATAATGGCAGCATTAGCAGTGACAGCAATTCTCGGTGGCCTCGAAATAGGCTCAGCCGTAGAGAAAATTAATGCCACCGAGGAACAGGAAGCGGCGACTAATGAGGCGCTGCGCGAACGGATGACCCAAGAAAGGATTGCTGGCGCTCAAAAGGCTACGGCGAGAGATGAGGCCGTTCAAAACTTAGTGGGTCACCAAATGGCTGTAGAGGCTACAAGCGGATTTGATTTGAATTCCCCTAGCTTTCAAGCCATCACCACCAATGACTTCAATCAATTCGCACAAAACAGAAGTAATGACGCTCTTGAGCTGAATCTTAACGAGAACCAGCTTCAACAGGATATCGCTCAAAATAAGATAGCAACGAATGCGAGTATTTGGGGGACGGTCATTGGAACTGCGGCAAATATATTTTCCCAAAGCGGTTTAAGTACTAATTTGGCAGGAGCTATTACGAGTAAAAGAGCACAAATGGCTACGCCCTCTAGTCTAAATGATTTTGATAGTGAAACTTCAAGTGCACAGAAGCGGCGCCCAGCTTCTCCGGGCTTATTTGATAATATAGAGTAATTTAAAAATGGCAGATATACCTCTAACTCAGCAAGCTTCAATTTTTCAGCCTCAAACAACTGCGGCTCCGACGCAGGGATTTGAAGCGCTTCAAAATTTATTTGGAGGAATTCAGCAAGAAGCTTTTAAATTAAACGCACAGCAAATACAAGCTGATAAGCTGGTTGGATCTAATCAAATACAAACGACTATAAGAAAGCTACAGGAAGATGCGGAATTAAAGTTTCCAGGAAACTACTCTCAGCAACAGCAATTTGTAAATAGCGGATCTCAATCATTTTTATCGAGCTTTATTCCTGGCTCCAACCTGGCTAATAAAAGCTACTTTACATCTGTTTCAAAAAACTTATTATCAGCTGCTAATTTTGGTTATGCAAAAAATATTGCTTCTCAAAATTTAAGGAATCAACGAGTCGCTTTTGATTCCACCTTTAATCAATCAATGGAAAATGTGGTTCAGTCAACTCGCAATGGCAATTCTCCGATGACTAAGGATACCTTGGGTCATATGACACTTGGTATTCAAAATGCAGTGAACGCAAATTTAATTACTCCCCAGCAAGCCCAGGTTTACCAACAAAAGATGCTAGTTGGAGTTAATTTAGCGGGCGCTAAAAGCAGCATTGATTCTGCCGTTGCAAGTGGAGGAACGATAGCAGCCGATAGAAAAATGGCTGAGATTATTTCGGATAAAAATAATCCCATTTTAAATAATCCATTAACATCGAATACCTTTATTTCTCAACTAAGATCTTATAAGAACGGCGTGACGTCAGGATTGAAAGCTTCTCAAGCGGCTAATAGAAATCAAATTAGCAACATAGTCAATAACGCTAGATTAACAGGCCAGTTTAATCCGCAAACGACGACTTCATTTGGTATTGAAACTCAAGTGGCAGCTGCTGTTGCAGTTCATAGCAAGGCGCTTGCCATCTTTACTCTCCCTGCTGTGCAGCGTGAAAAAGAATTGTCTTCACTGAACCTAGCTAATACGCAGGATGTTGCAATTAATAAAACGGTTTCAGCTTTTAATACTCAATACAAAGCCGATCCAATGAGTTTTATTTTAAATCAAATATCAAAATCTCAGTACGGCACCGCATTAAATAATGCAAATCCAGTTCAGTTACAAAACATGAGAACTTCAGCGGTCTCAATTGAAAGGCAGCGCGGCGATTTACAAATTAAACCTGCAACCGACGCCGAGATGCAGCCAGTTATTTTAGCTGCGCAGTCTGGAAAAATTACGGACTTCATGAATGCCTACCAAGCCTATTCTACGCAGATGGGAAACTTTTCGCAGTCAGGCCTTATTCAACTGGGCGCAGCTTTAAAGAAAAATGGCGTAGATGATAGCGTTGAAACTATTTCATACCTTGCAAATAAAAACGGGCCTGTCGCTAATAACATTTTACAGGGCTCAACGACTCCATTGGCAACTGTTACCCCGATAGCGGCAGCCAAGCTAGATGAAAATCCAGGCGCGCTCCCTAATATTGTGAAAGCAGGTGTTTCTTCTGAGATGCAGTCGAGCTTTTTTACGACGCCAGAGCGAGAAAAATTTATTTCATCTCTTAGAAATGGAGCGGGTGGGCAGCAGGGATTCGTTCTTGGAACCCTTCAGAAGCAGGCAGAGAGATATGTTATCACGACAATTGCAAATGGAAAAAATCAAACTATTAATGGGGCACTCACTCAATATTTTAGCGCGCTAGGTGGCTCTTTTAATTATATGAAGCAGCGTAATGGGCAATTTATAAGAATTCCTTTGCAGTTTGAAGGAAAGCCTTTGGATCAAAATAAAGTTAAGGCCGTTTTAACGGAAACTCAAAATGGAGTTAAGATAGGTGACGTTGATTTGAGCCGGGTTCAAACAACAATTAATGAAAGTGTTCAGCTGGCCAAGCAAAGATATTGGAATACGGTAGGCTCTCAGAACCATTGGGTAACGGCTCCCGATGGAGAAAGCTATATTCTAATGGGAAATGATAATATTGCATTAAAATCTAAAGCAACAGGACGAGATATTCGTGTGACCAACAATCAGATTTTTAATGCGCCTATTCCTGCGTCCTTGGTAAAGAAAGGTCAAAAACAACAAAAGGAAAGCCTTTTAAAACAGGCGATTCAAACAACGAGGCTAATTAAAGCTACGGGGATCTCCTGATGGCATTTTTAGGAATTGGCGCACCTCAAGAACAAGGTGAACAGGTTACCCCTCCGGTTAGTAAATTTAATCAGTTCATTGATAACTTTGTTAATCAGGTTAACCAATCTCCGACTGCCGAGCTTGCTCAAACGGCTGCGACCGAGATAGTAAAACTTAGCGATAATTCGCCTGTGCTTCCGTCAAGTACGATTCAGTCTTGGAACTCTCAAGTTCCAGGACTTGACATTCCAGCGGGAACAAGGACTGAGACTGGTCAAGTTATATTAACCAATCAAATGAAAAGAAATAATTTGAAATGGGGCGCCAATAACCCTCAGAACAATGGGATAGTAGCTTGGACCGGGAAGATTGTAGGTGGTACCGGCAGGTTTGTACTAGATCCAGCCGTGCTTTTTTCAGCTCTCACGGGAGCCGCAGCGGGAGAATCGCTGGTTGGAACAAGGTTTCTTCCTGAAATACCTTATTTTGCAAAAGCCTTTCCAGAACTTTCTGTGCAAATGGCTAAGACAGGGGTAGAAGGTGGAGTGTTTGGCCTTGTGGATGGCCTGTCTTCCGGAGAGATTGGCGCTGCTCAAAAGAAAGTTGAGACTGGGCAAGACACGACGACTGGACAAATCGTAAGAGGCGCTATTAACGAGTCTCTTATTACAGGTATAGGTGGCGCAGCGCTTGATGTGGCTGCGCGTGGAATAGCAAAAGGTATCGGACTATTTAAAGGAGGGTTTAATGCAAATCCTAATCTCGATGAAGAAGTGGCTAGACGGACTGAAGAAGCGACTAAACAAGGTATTCGAGAGCGAGCCAGCCAAATCGGTGAAAACCAAAAAGCCGCCGCGCTCGAAAACGTCCAAAAAGCGCAAGACTCAGTAGCTAATACTAAGGGCGCTTTGCAGGATACGATTTCAAAATTTGAAACTGATAATCCAGAAAGTAGCTTAACAAAAGGATTTTCTTCTTATTTAGATACAGTTGATAAAGCAGATGTTCCTTTGGATTCTAAAATTCAAAGCTACCAGCTTGCTAGGAAGCCGCTTTCAGAATTTTCATTTGCAAATAATAATTCCCTCGGCGATGAATTAGGTGAAGTTGACAAGCATATTAGCGCGTATAATAATTTATTAGCACAGCCTCAAGCCAATGAGGGGGTGGATAGTCTCCAAGGAATTCTTTCTGATTTTAGAATGGTCACTCCAAATGACTATACGGCCTTAAAAAAGATCGCTATTTCTCAACTTGAGCAAGGACGAGAAGTGGATGTTGAGCCTTATTTAGGTGAAGTTGTTCAACAAAATGCAAGAGTTTTAAGGGATAGGTTAGACGATGCAGGATTTAATAGGGGACGCGTCCTTCATGCAACGCTTGACTCTCTAGATGTTGTTAAAAAAAGAGAGGTTGGCCTCGATGAGGGCATTCAAAAATCACGTGACTTATTAAAAGAAACGACGGATAAAGACGAAAGAGATTTTATTCAAGGAACTATCAATGGAAGAACGGCGCTTAAGACAGTTGTGACGCAACAACGTGCCGTTCATGAACTATTAGCGACCGCTATCGCTGACGGATTCAAAAAAACATCTAATGAAGAAATAACTAGCTATCTTCAAAATCAAGTTTCAAGAGACGCTGATTTTAAAGGTGGTTACAAAAAGTTTGCTGAAGAGTTGGCAGGGGAAAGCTCTGAAGAAAGATTGGCAAGGCTTGAAGAAGAACCCGCTCCTTTCACGCCAGAGAGCAAAGAAGAAGTTGAAAAATTAAATAGCCGTAAAAAACTTGCTCCTAAAATAAGCAAAGAAGCGATTGATTGTATAACAGGTAACTAAGATGGCAGATTGTTTCGCGAGAATTAAAGCAATAGCAGAAGGTAATTACACAGATGATGAAATCAATCAGATTCTGCGTGATACCGAGCGCGAGCTAGGAGAGCGAGAGGGGATCGCAGAGAATAGCGCCCTGGCTATGCAAGATTCTATCGATGCAACCACAAAACGTCTTACACAATCTGCTGAGCAAGAACAGTTTCTGTTGGATCAAGAAGAGCTTCAGGTAGCCAGAAGTGCAAATTTATTTACTCCTTTTGAAAAACTAAAGATAGTTTCAAAGCAATTAAAAAGATTCGGTGAGTCTCTAACTCTTCAAACCAAGCTGGGAGTAAAGGGCGCCAAAGCTCGCTCTTTAATACTTCACTTAACAGGAACTCGCATGGAGCATAGAGTTCTTCTTTCAAATGCTATTGAATCTATTAAGGATGGTCTAGCATTTTTAAAATCTGGAGAATACGATGTACCTATTTTAAAAGCAATCAATGGAAAGGAAACCAATAATCCAATTGCCAATGAGCTTGGAAAAGCTATTAGAGATTTTAGAGAGAGCGTTATAAAGAGACTAGAAAAAAAAGGAATAGTTACGAAACGTCTAAGAGATAGAGGTGTTTATCAATTTCACGACGCGCAGCAGCTATTAAAAACAGCCGATACATTAGCTGAAAGAACTAAGATACGTTTTTCCAACATCCAAGAGGCAGACAGAGCAAAGCTTTTTAAAAAAGTCGCCCTCAATAGATGGGTGCTTGACCAAGAAAGACTTCTTGATTTAGATAAAACATTCGGAGATATCCCCTTTTCAAAAAGAATGGAAATATACAAAGAGTCCTTTGACAATATTACGTCAGACGCAACTAGCCTTGGAAGCAAATCAGTTCAAAGTCAGGTAGACACGTCTCGGTTCTTTCATTATAAAGATGAGGTAGCCCAGCTTGAATATAATAAAAAGTATGGAAGAGGAGATCTTTTCACGTCCCTTATGCAAGAAGCTGATAGTAATGGCGCCAAGATAGCTACACTAGATTTAGCTGGGAACAGACCTCTTAGCTACATTGAAAAAACGATTAGGTTAGCTGCCAAACAGTCATCGGAATCCTTTACTAAAGATGAAGTAAACCGAGCAGTTGAGCAGGCTAAATATAATATGCAGCTAACTTTGGGACACGCAACAACTACACAAGGCTTAGTAGGAAAGCTAGTAAAGGCCGTGCAGCTAGCAACGTTTGCTAAAATCATTCCCGGACTCCCGGCCCTAGTTCTTGTAGCGGATGTGTCTCCCGCTATTAATACCATGGCAGATTTGGGGGGAAAGGGAATAGTTGGATCGACTGTTAAGCTTTTCGGAGTGGCTAAAGATATTTTAAAAAATAAAGAAGAGATTAAGAATTACGCCGAGGCTATGGGCTTTAAAAGAGATATTATATTGGGGAGTACTGAGAAATGGTCTGGACTTCAAAATAGAGATCTCGGTGGAAAGTTAATGACGTTTATGATGAAAATTTCTCCTCATGAATTTATGAATTACGTAGAAGGCCTGTCAACAGCTCATGAATTAACGCTCATGTTAGGTCAGCATTCTGGTATGGCGGCAAAAGACCTACCAGCAGGATTAAAAAAGGCGCTGGATATTTATGGCATAGAAGCCGACCGATGGGATCTTCTCCGAAAAGGAAAGACCGAAGTTGGTGGGTATACTCACCTTACCTCAGACGCCATGCGTAATATCGGGAAAGAAGATGTTAAAGCATTTATCACTAAAAAGTTTGGATTAAAAAAAGTAAGTGACACAAGAGTAGAAACCGAGAGAGAACAAACGCAGCAGCTCTTTACCCAGATGGTAACCGACAAGATGTCGATAGCGAGTAATGTAGTCGATGCGCGCCAAACGAAATTCTGGACCCTCCCTTTTAACCAGACAACAGATCTTGGAAGGAAGGCAGCCAATCTATTTCAACTTTTTGGATCGCTTCGTTATTACGAAACGGCTATTGTGCATAGAACATTGGCACCCCTTATTTATGGTGACTCAGGTGAAACCGCATTTAGGCAGATTATTAGTGGGAAGTTTGATAAGATAGGGCTGGCCAGATGGGCTGCCATTTCTTTTACTTTTTCGACGATGGGCTTTACCATGCAGTCCATGCTAAAAGGTCAAATTCCTGATCCAGAAGAGATCCTTACCCGATCTCTCCTAGCAATCCCAGGAGCTATTGGTCAGGGCCTAGAAGTTGGAAAGGGCTTTGGACATGGAGCGCTCCAAAGCGCTGTGGGGCCAGCTCCCATGATGCTATTTAATGCGATTGATGATTTGGCAAAGGTGATGCGAGCGGATCACCCAGGAAAAAACGCTGCTAATTTTGTAACAACCGCAGTGCCAGGATTTAATAGCACACTTGGAAGAAACGCCTTTAGGCACTTATTGCAATATCAATTTGGGAATATGTGGGGAAAATAATTATGGCCGTTTTAATAGTAAACAATACAGACAGAAGGGTCCAATACATAGCGTCTGCCGGGGAGACCATTTTCACCTATCCCTTTGAGATATTTGCGGACGGTGACTTAGACGTTTACAAGGAGCAGATTTTACTTACTCTAAATGTAGACTACACGGTAACCAACGCTGGAACGACCGGTGGTGGAGACGTCATTTTAACAGTTGGCGCGACATTAGATGACGAGATTGTGATTGTAGGTGATATCGCGATCGATCAGCTTATTGATTTCACCATCAAAGCTAACTTTATTGGGACTACAGTCCAGACCCAGTATGACAAAATGACGATGATTCAACAGCAGCTTAACACTGATTTGGATCAACGCGGCCTTCAGTACAATGTTTTTAGTACGGTTAAACCAAATGGTGCTGATAACATTCTTCCAATACTCGCCGCGAATCAATTTTTTCAAATGAATTCCACAGCAACAGGTATCTTTGCGGCCGAGCTTCAAGTAGACGCGGGAGCTAATACTCTTCGAGCCGAACTTATTAGCAACCAAAGCGGCTCTGATGGAGCTAAAATAGTTGGTTACTTTAGTCCCCTTCTAGGTGGGACCTTTGTTAATAATACTTTCCTTAGAATAGAGTCTAAAACGAATGGGAGCGACGGAGCTTCCTTTGTCGGCTACTTCGATTCTTCGGATAACACTGAAAAGACGGTCGCTGAAAAATTAAATGAAGTGCACCAAACGACGCCCCTTAAGAATCTTATTGTGGGGGGAGATTTTACCACTAATCCTTTTCAGCGCGGATTAGCTTTTGTTCCAATTGCAGATGGCGGATTCCCAGCTGATAGATTTCAATATTCGCAGACTGGATCGATGGTATTAAAAAGTGGGAGAGAGTCCTTTGGGCCACCAAGCGTGGCCGAGACAGGAATTTTCGTGAATAACTCACTTCGCGTAGAGGTGACGACGTCCGCGTCTTTAGGGATAAACGACAAAGTTCTTATTGAACAGAAGATAGAGGGATTCAACTGGACCCGGATAGCCCAAAGAAAGTTTACGGTTTCATTTTGGGTCAGATCGGATTCTACTGGAACCTACGCGGTAGCAGCACAAAATGGCGTAAAAGATTTGAGTAACGTTCACACCTTTACGATCGACTCGTCCTTAGTATGGGAAAGGAAAATAATTACATTTGAAGCATCCCCGGCTCCAGGAACATGGGATTATGAAAATGGAATTGGAGTGCATATAATCTTTACCTTGGCAGCCGGAACAGCTTTGCAAACGGCAACTTTAAATACGTGGCAATCAGGAGACTTCCTTGCCGGAACGGCCCAGAATAATTTTGCGGACGCGGTGCCGAATGTTTTTGATTTAGCACTTGTCCAGGTTGAGGAAGGCGACGTGCCGACTCAATTTGAAATTAGAACAATAGGCGAAGAGCTTGCATCGTGCCAACGTTATTTTTATAAAAGTTATAATCAAGGAACCAATCCTGCCACTATTACATCGGATGGAAATCTAACTCGCCAGGTAGCAGCTGACGGCCTAGGAGACTTTGGCCATAAGATGGATGTCCTGCTGACGACTACTCTGCGAGCCCAGCCAGCTGGATCCGATGTGGTTATTTACAGCCCTATAACTGGTGCAGCGGGAAATATGAGAGATCTGTCCACTAACGCAGATATTGCGGCCTCGTTGGAATCAGCGGGAGACGGCAGCCTTTCGATTAAACCTACGAGTACGGCCCTTCCTGGTGGAACCAACCTGGTGGCGCAGGTCACCGTAGACGTGGAGTTATAATTATGACTATTGCAGTAAAGAGTGAGCTAGACAATCTAATTATTGGCGGCGATTTTAATTCAAATCCGTGGCAGCGTGGAACGAGTTTCGTCTCGCCCACGAGTGAGGACTACACAGCTGATCGCTTTCAGTATCGAGTCTCAGGCTCTCAAGATTTTACCATCACCAAGAATACGGATAACCCGTCGAAATCTGAAGCGGGTCTATTCGATACTTTTTGTTTTCAAGCTGAGGTAACCACAGCTAATGCAGCACCGGGCGCCGGGGACTTCACTACGATTGAACAGCCCATCGAAGGATTCCTTTCGGTTCCAACTTACGACAATCCTTTCTATATGAGCTTTTGGGTGAAGTCCGCAGTCGCGGGAGTCTTTTGCGTAGCCTTTCAAAACGCAGCTCGGAATGTGAGCTACGTGCATGAGTATACCATTGCGAATGCCGATACTTGGGAGGAAGTAACCATCCAAGTTACTCACGATACCTTTTCTGGAACATGGGATATAGATAATCTTGCGGGCCTTCGCGTAATTTTTACGTTAAATGCAGGCTCTACTTTTCAAGGAACGAATGACATCTGGCAATCTGGAAATATTTTAGCGACTGCTAACCAAACCAACTTAACCGCGACTATCAATAACACTTTTAGAATTGCGTTTGTGGCGGTAAAGCATGGGGTGGCGACCGGAAGCTTTCCAATACGAGGAAGAATGACCGAGCTTAATTTGTGTCAAAGATATTATTATAAATCCTATAATAATAACGACGATCCGGGTACAGCTACATTTGCTGGATCAGTCTCAAAGGTCCTCGAAGGGACGGGTCTTGCTGCTCAGGCGCATGCTATAAGATTTATAGCGCCCGAGCCACTTCGTATAACTCCGAGTACTCCAAATATAACCGTATTTAGCACCGACTCTGGTAACTCTGGATTCATTAGTAACATCTCTCTTGGAACAGATGTTGCAGCACAATTAACATCAATCATTGGGGAGAGAGAGATAACAGTTAGGCCAGTTACAACGCCGTTATCTCAAAACACTTTTCTTAGCGCTCATATAACCGTCGATGTGGAGATATAATTATGGCAACTGTAGCAACTAACGAGCTTCAAAACTTAGTCATCGGCGGAGTATTTCACACGAACCCTTGGCAACGCGGGACGACCTTTACTTCTCCTGCCTCAGGAGATTACACCTCTGATCGCTTTCAATATCGAAGCTCTGGCATCCAGGACTTTACCATTACACGCGATGCAGACCATCCGACCAGAGCCCAGGCTGGCGCTGAAGACGATAAAAGCTATAAAATCCTAGTAACCACTACAAACGGGTCCCCGGGAGTGAGTGACTTTACGACCATTGAGCATTCAGTTGAAGGATTTATGGCAATCCCTGTATACGGAAATCCTTTTTATCTGACTTTTTGGGTTAAGAGTTCTGTAGCGGGGGTTTACTGCGTTGGATTTCAAAACGCATCGCGTACAACTAGCTTCGTGAGTGAATACACGATTGCCTCTCCCAACACTTGGGAGGAGGTAAACATTCAAGTGACCCACGATCTCTTTGGAGGAACCTGGGAGATTGGAAATCTAGCCGGATTGCGACTTGTTTTTGCATTAGCTGCTGGAACTAATTTTCATGGCACCAAAGATGTCTGGCAAACAGCTAATGTCTTTGCAACATCAAACCAAACTAATTTAAGTGCAACGGGCGCCGCTACTTTTCAGCTAGCTCTTATTACTTGTAGTCACGGAATCATTGGGGAGTCGTTTTATTTTAGAGACGCAGGAAGAGAGTTATCTTTTTGTCAGAGATATTTTCAAAAATCTTATGATATTGGGGATGCTCCAGGAAGCGTCTCGGCTGCGGGAATAGCGGCGGCGACCTCTTTTGGCACGGCCGATCTCCCTGGGCTCTCTAATACCAATATTCGATCTATGAGAGCGGCGCCCACGGCAACGTGGTTCTCGCCAGTCACCGGGACGGCGGCTAGGGTGAGAAACGTGACAGATACAGCTGATGTAACTATCTCGTCAACAACGGGAGCAGGCGAGACCGTGAGCGGGTATCCGGTAGCTAGCGGCTCAGTGATGGCCAATAAATTAATTGAAGCGCACTACACGTTAGATGCTGAAATTCCATGAACCCAGGGATAAAGAAATCCGAGCTTCTAGAAAAAATCATCCGGCCGACCTTAGAATGGTTGGGGATGGGCGGGGAGTCGGCAGAAAACCTCTTACTTGGTACGGCGGCCCAAGAATCTTTGATGGGTTATTATCTCACTCAAACTCGCGGCCCCGCTCTTGGGATTTACCAGATAGAACCTGCTACTCACGCCGATATTTATAATTCCTACCTGAGTTACAACCCCATTATTCAAGAGAGGGTAGAGAGGTTTTGTCGAGCAAAGACGGTGGCAGGGAGGGGAAAAGAGCTCGTGAGTAACCTAACTTATTCGACGGCGGTAGCTCGATTGATTTATTACCGCGTAGCTGAAAAACTACCAGAGGCCGATGACTTATTAGGACTGGCTCGATACTGGAAAAAATACTACAATACAGAACTCGGGAAAGGATCGATTGAAGATTTCAAGTACCACTATAAAGGGTTCGTATTGGAGGGATAGATGGGATTTTTTTCTTCACTCGTTGGAGGAGCCGCGGCAGCTCCAATAGAGGCGATAGGCAATGTTCTTGATAAAGTTTTTACTTCCGACGGTCAGCGCTTGGATAAGAAGATTATCTTAGAACGTCTCGCCCAGCAGCCTGCGTTGATGCAAGCTGAAATAAATAAAGTTGAGGCTGCTCATCGATCCTTGTTTGTGGCTGGATGGCGCCCTGCTATTGGCTGGACATGCGCGCTTGCCCTTTTTAATCAATTCATTTTAGCCCCTTATGTGATGCTCTTTTTTAGCGTGCAGATCCCACCGATGGGTGGAGGAATCCTCTTTGATTTAGTTGTTGCGCTCCTTGGCATGGGCTCCCTCAGAACTCTTGAGAAATTTGGTGGCCGCACCAAATAATGATCCACCACCTTCCCCACAATTTCGTCCCCAGACATTATCAAATGGACGCGCTCCGTGCATTCTTTGTTGAAAAGCATAAGAGAATGGTATTGCTCTGGCACAGACGTGCCGGCAAAGACGCGATTTGCAACAACCTTATTTTAGCGGCAGCCTTTCAGCGAGTAGGCGGTTATTACTATATTTTCCCTGAATTAAAACAAGCGCGACGTGACATCTGGGAGGGCATCGGATCGGACGGGACACGTTTCCTAGACTGCTACCCACCTCATTTAGTTAAGAAAAAAAATAACTCCGAGATGACCATTGAATTAATAAATGGATCACTCATTCGTTTTTGCGGTAGTGATAGGCTAGATTCTTTGATGGGTTCAAATCCACTCGGTATTATTTTGTCAGAGTATTCGCTTCAAAAACCAAACGTATGGGACTACCTGCGCCCAATTTTAGCAGAGAATGGAGGATGGGCACTTTTTCAATTCACCCCACGTGGAATGAATCATGCTTATGAATTTTTTGAAGCAGTTGGAACAAATAAGGATTGGTACGTGAACACAACGACAGTAGATGTTTCAAAACGTGGGGACGGAACCCCCGTCATCACACAAGAGATGATAGAAGAGGAGCGCCAAGCCGGGATGTGCGAGGAAATGATTCAGCAAGAATTTTATTGCTCCTTCACCGCGGCTGTTAAAGGCGCTTACTTCGCGAACTCTCTTAGAGCAGCCAGAGAAGACGGACGCATTTTTGATTTTGGGATTGACGCGAGCATTCCAGTTGAAACCTACTGGGATCTGGGGCTAGAAGATAAGACGGCTATTTGGTGGGTCCAGCGCAAACATAATTACATCCACTGCATCAATTATTATGAAATGAACCAAGAGGACATCGCTCATTACATTTATGTACTAGAGGATTTTCAAAATAAAAACAGGATTGTCTACCGCGCTCACTATGCACCGCACGACGCAGCTCATAAAACGCTAGCGGGCCAGGGTAAATCGATCCAGATGCAGGCGAGAGAAAAGGGATTAAAATTTGAAATAGTTACAAGGTGCGCTCATAAAATAGATGCCATCAACGCAGTTAGAGGAATTTTCAATCGCATTTACATTCATGAAACTAATTGCAAACAAGGGCTAGCTTGCTTAATGCAATATCACTCAGAGTATGATGAGAAAAATAAAGTTCTCCACACCAACCCGAAACATGATTGGTCCTCCCATGGGGCAGACGCATTCATGGCAATTGGCCAGCAGTTTAGACTGGAGAATCCCTATCAGGGAGGGCCTATTTTTGGGAGGGTGAATGCGAAACCTTTATTTTAACCATTCAATAAGGTCGTTATTTTATTGATAAGCGCGGCTCGTTCACTCTCTAGCGCTGGCCGGTCATCCCCTCCGCGGTCTATAGTCGGCTCCCCTCCGCTAAAGTGGACGCTATAGTAGTAGGTCTTTTCGTCCCATTTTCTAACCTCATCGATTCGGACCAAATGAAGCACCGAATAGAGCGAGCCATTAAAGCTAAACATACCGTTCTCCTAAAAAGGTGGGAAGGCGGGGACTCGAACCCACTTGTCATTTATTCCCGTTACATCCTCTAGTGCGTCCGCTCCAATGCGCTGCCGCTAAGAGTTAGGTGATCTATACCCTCCCATAAACTTTATTTCTCCACTACCCAAACCATCAAAAGAAAAAAAATGGGCATAATTAATAAAGGGATCCAAACTGGCGCTAACACAAGCCACCAAGACCACGCGATATAATGCGTGAGTTTGAGGGCTATGAAAAGCAATGCGAGTGGACCTATAAAACAGTTTAAATTTAGAGTGGTCTTCTCCATAACTACTCCCTAAAAATTAATGTCGTCATTAAAATCTGGATCGACAGCTGGAGTGGCGAGAGCAGCTGGTGCATTTTCACCCTCTTTCAAAAACTTCTTCCAGATAGCTTTTTTAGCATAGCCTTCTGATTCCTCATGGCCGATAATACCCATTCCTTTTTTATTAAGCCATTGGTCTATGTCGATATTACCAGTTTTAGCCATTTCCGAAGTACCAGTAGCTGACGCAATTTTAGCAACCCTCCACTGAACGTGCATAGGAACGTTTTCAAAAACAAACGCCGAATGACCGGTTGAATCAATCACCTTAAAAGTTACCTTAACCATATTATTGCCAGCCTTCGAGGTGGTGTTAAGAGCTTTAATAATCTCCCAGCTCGCCTTTCCTTCTGCCGCTAGAACGTCTCCGGCAAAATCGTCTTCAGTGCAAATAGCGCACGCAATTACATTACTCATATCTTTCTCCTAGTTAGTTAAAATATTCTCGAATTTTAGTATCCACAAAATTTAAATCGTTATCAATGTACTCGTCCCCAAACATCTCCTCTGGCGTTTTAGCCACATGCGCGCCATCATTTTGAGTTAAGAATTTATATTTCTTATCTTTAATAAGCGCGTGTAGAACTAAAGTAAAAATTCCCTCACAAGTTATTTTGTCGTCTAACAGTTTCCCGATAGTTTTCATTCGAGACTTTCCGTCAGTAGTGTCGGAATGAGAAAGTAGATACAAATTAATGTCCTGCCGCAAGGTAGGAGCAATATTTAAAATATCGAAAGCGTGCTTTCCAATCTCGGTGAATTTTTTAAAGCCATTTTCCATGGCTCTATCCATAAACTCATAGCTCATTAAATATTGAAAATCATCAATGACGATAGTTTTTATGTTAGGCATTCCTTCGGAAATATTATTTAATATTTTAATGATTCCCGAGTGGCTGCGACAAACGTGCATGTTACTTTCGCTCTGCTTTTCATTTTGAACGTAGAGTTTCTGGCCTCCTTTAAAAGGGAGGGGTTTATCAATTATTTTTATAATGAAAGTTGAATCTGGATCTAAAGTTTTAATCGATCGACTCTTCCCAGTTCCGCTTTCCCCAATTACTAGTACTCCGATTCCCATGTTTTTCTCCAAAGTTGATTGAATTCTTCCCTCTGGAAGGTTACTTTCTCTGTTCTGGCAGCAAACAAGGGCGCCCCAGCATCATAATAGCTATTGAGCAATGTAACCTTTCTTTTGTTTATTTTTACTATCTCAGAAAAAGGCGCTCCCCACGAGAGACGTATAGCATCACCCACCTGCGCCTCCTCAAAACTAATTTTCTCCATGTTATTCTCCTATAAGATAAACCATCGACCTTCGATTTCATTTTCTTCAATGTATTCCCCGTGCAAATCCGCGTAGTCTTCTTTAAACTTTTTCATATTAAAAGTTTTCCTAAAGGCTAAAGGCTTTTTTGCAAGAAGCACGCCGTCTTCATAAATCATGCCATCAGAATCTAAGCACAGGCTTAACTCAGCAAGCATTTCTTTCTTTTGGTGTTGAAGTTGCTTGATTTGTGTGTCTAACTCTTTTATTCCGTTAGCGATCTCTGCTAATTTTATAGCTGGTTCCGTTTTAAATTGTAATATATTCATGTTGCACTCTCCGTTAAGTTAACATTATAAAAGCTGCCCAACCAATTAGGCAGATTACCCCTCCCCATAACAAGGCCTCTTTCCAAGGCTCCATTAATTCATTCTTTGAAGATCGTTTCATCTGCTTCATATTAAGAATTTTATGTTTATTACTCATAACTGGCTCTCCTTAAAATCAACGTACTCACTGTCTTGCTGTCTTAGTCTGTTATTCTCCTCCAAAGAGTCCACTTCAAAGGCAATCATTTCCCTAACTATTCCCTCGTTCATCTCTATTAGACACCTTTTAGCTTGTTCTTTAAATTTATCGACCGCATCCGGATTAAACCCGTCAAGCACGGGGAGGAGGAGAGAAAATAAATCAGTGACTTCTTGGGAATCCATAATAAGAGTCTGGCGGGCTTCGTCACTCACCTCTTTATAAATTATTAGGGATATCTCTTCTAACTCCACGCTGCTCAAATCGGCGTAGTCGTGTTTGCCAAACTCTACTAGATCGGCTACATACTCAGATGCTTCACTCATGTTATTATTCTCCCTTTATGTTAGAATGGATGTACCTAATGCTTGATACAGATTGTTATTATAATCAAATAACAATCTGTGTCAACAACTATTTTTAATTATTTTTAGAGGAGCTTATTATGCCATCTCATACCGTCGCTGAGCGAGCCAAGAACAAGAAGAATTTTATTCAGGGTGCCATTAAGCGTCCAGGCGCCTTCACAGCTAAAGCTAAGGCCGCTGGAGCTTTAACCAAGCGTGGGACTATCAAACGTTCCTTTACCCTGATGGAGGCTAAGAAGCCCGGTCTAACGGGCCAACAAGCTAGATTAGCCCTGACTTTGGGTAGGCTTTCCAAGCGTCGTAAAAAATAAGCTTGACTTGACACGTTTTGTTATTCCATAATGGGTACAAAATAGGTATCAATTAGGACTAATTAGACATGTCAGCTCAAGAACTTGTTATAAAAATCAGGGAGGCAGCCGGCCTATCGCAGGATGCCTTAGCTAAGCGAGTGGGTCTCTACCGTTCTTCTGTTAGTCAATTTGAAACTGGAGCGAGAACCCCAAAGCCTCATCATGCGATGAAGTATTTAAGCTTGAACGTTTCTCAAGAACTAGGGGTAACTTTAGAAGACTTCTACGTATAAAAAAGGTGGCCAAGCAGAACGGAGTGACTGCCTGGCCGGAGAACAACATGAAAGAGCCATTCTACCACGCCTTAGCCGCCATGCGCAAGATTGATTTTCGCGTCATTCCCATAAGAAATCCCAGTAAGTCGGCAGTCAGGATGCGCTCGCCTCAACTCACCGGAGAGGCCGTCAATACGTAAGATGGTGCAAAACTCTCCGTAAGGGGTGTTACTCGCTAACAAACACAAGTCATCTTCAGCATCTATCCGCAGTTTGAAAAAAATATCCTCTGTGGACCTGTCTTCTTCCATAATTTTAAAAGCCATAATTCACCTCCTAATTAATTTTTCTAGCCATTTTTAATGCTTCCAACACAATCGGATCGATTCTAGAGGGCTTTTCACGTTCTTCAACCAGCGCCTTAGCCAAATCCCTCATAAACTTATCTCTTCCAATTGGAAAGCTCCAATACAATCCCATCTCTCTAGCCAGCTCTTTTGGGGTCTTAGTAATAACCCTTTTTATCTCCATTTATTTTAGCTCCATTAGGTTGACATTCATAATAATGCCGGTTAATGTACACAATGTCAATAACAAATAGGAGTTAAACATGAAATTTATGAGAGTTAAAGAGGTAGCGAATAAAACGGGGTTGGCTATCAGCACGGTTAAGCTCTACGAAGACGCTGGTAACTTTCCTATGAGCCTTAAGACCAGTCCAAAGGTGAGGGTATGGCTAGAAGACGATATTGAAAAATGGATGCAAGATCATTTGGACAAGAGAGTAAAATAATGGGATTTGTGATGATTGATCGCTCAATAACTGATGATCCAGAGTTCTTGTCTAAGCCATTCTGCAAGCTTGGGTTTCTCACCTATCTGCACAGTATTGCAGCATTTTATCCTCACGACAAATGGTTTGGAGGCGTTAAACTCCACCTCGAAAAAGGGGAATTTGCCATTTCAATTCGTTCATTAGCTGCGCAAGTTGGGTGGGATAAAGGGCGTGTTAAAAGGTTCTTAAAACGCCTAGAAGAGCGAACCATCATTGCACCACTAAACGATACACCAGTGAACCACTGGAGGCTGCGTGGTATAAGGGCTGAAGAGGGGTCATGCACCGCGAGTGCACCCACCGATGCACCGCCAATGCACCCACAACATAATACTAAAGAAATAATAACTAATAATAAAACTAAAACAAAACCTTGTCGAGTAGCTCCCGCAACTCGACAGGCAGAAGGAGTTTTTGACCATTGGAAATTAATCATGAACAGCCCAGGTTCCAAATTCGATGATAAGCGGAAGAAGGTGGTGAAGGCGCGTTTGAAGGATGGCTATTCAGTGAATGATTTGAAAGAAGCGATTGAGGGAATGAAGAACTGTCCTCACAACATGGGACAAAATGAGCAGGGGGTTGTTTACAACCGCATAGGGATTGTTTGCAAAGACGGCGAGAGCGTAGATAGATTTCGAGAGATGTATAAAACCCCTCCCGTGCCAAACACTGGAGGATTAACTATTGACCAAAGTATAGCTGACGGATTGGCTACTGCTAGGAGGATTGAGGAGAGACGAGCGTTAGAACAACATGAAAATATGATAACCGACCAAAATAATAATAATAAAATAGGTGAAACATATGATAACAGCGAAGGTAACACCGAATGATCTAGGCCTCTTTTCGATATTATGGAAGGCATTCCATCCGGGATGTGCTGACATCAAGATAGATATTGATTACCAAGCACTTGCTGGCTATACGCTAAAAGAAATCAAGCATGGGCTAGTGGAGCATCAAAAAGATTTGAAGGAGGGTAAATATCCTGCTCAGCCAGCTCATATCATTGCAATCTTGCAGGCAGAGCGGGCCGAGCAAAAGGCGCAAGATAATTTCTATCAAGCGCCGAAAGAAGAATGGATAAGAACGCCCAAAAGTGAAGCGATTGCGGCCGAGAATCTTAAAAAGATACGATCTATCATTGAGAATATGAATTCAGTCGTGGCTGTAGGGGGTAAATTCAAGCGCTGAGAGCGTTTTATAGGGTGGGTGGTACGTTGATGCCGCTCGGGGTACAAACGGCCCGTGGCGGGCTTAATTTTGGAGGATTGATATGAAGATGGAGGATCCGCCTGAAGAAGGTGTAGTGATGGTGGCAGCGAGATGGGTTAGGAAATACAGTCACTGGGACGGTTATTGGTGGAAGCTGGAGATTGAACCAGGTAGATTGACTGAGTTTCAGATTGTGGATACGCCCCAACCAGTGGAGATATTAAAATGAGCACAACAGTTGAATTTAAATTTGATATTGGGGATGAGCTCATTTGGGTGAATGAGGTTGACCGAATTAGACGGTTCGGAACCGTGTGGGGTTGCGGGTATACTAGCGAGGGGCATGTTTACAATGTAGCTTGCTACCGAGTACTGGAAAGGGAAGTTACCGATTATGTCGAAGATAGAAGATGAGTTTGCAGTTCATTTGCATCTGGCCAAAGTTACTGGCTGGGTGAGGGAGTTTAAGTTTCACCCTACTCGTAAGTGGAGAAGCGATTTTTGCTGGCCTGAGCATAAGCTATTCGTTGAAATTGAGGGGGGTGTGTTTGCGCAAGGCAGGCATACGCGTGGAGTCGGCTTCACTAATGATTGTGAAAAGTACAATGAAGCCGTCTTAGCGGGCTGGAATGTTCTACGTGTAACATCAGCTCAAGTTAGAAGTGGAAAAGCGCTGGCCTGGGTGGAGCGGGCGCTTAAACTGAATCGGTGTTAAGTTGTCCACGAAGCACGGTACAGGCCCGTGGGTCATAAAATCTACCACAGCCATCGGTAAGTCCCCACCCGTAATATCTTTAACAATCCCTATATCGTAATAAGGATGGGTAACTGGATCGTTAATTTGCAATCCTTGGACTTCTTCACTTTTCATTATCTCCTCCTGTTCGACTCATGACTTGATGGTAACGATCGAGTGCTTCATGATAGCGCTTCTCTCCATCATATATTTCCCAAAGCTCGATGATAGATACGACGCCAAGGATTAGGGCTACGCTTAATAGAAAATACATCATGATTTATTCCTCCTGTCTTCCTTCCAATATTCATATGTTTTAGCAACTAGCATGATTGCTATCCAAAGTTCTGCCGTGAGTAGCGCGATTGAAATAGTCATTATTTATCCTCCTTCGATTTTTTAAGGTCTTCCCATATACTTATGAAAAAATAAATCATCCCTGTCAATACCAGTAATGATCCGCATACCAGAAGTATGTCTAAAGTGATAAACATTAATTTGATAAATATTAATTTAAAAGTTAGCTCCATTATTTAGTCCCCTTATGAAATAATTTATCGATGTCTTCTTTCTTCCAGAACCTGCGTCTTCCAAAATAAATGGCGCGAGGAAACATTCCTGCTTCAACTCCATTAATCCAGGTG